TTGAAGTACATTTAGTGGTAGTTGATTATCTTTATCAAAGTCTTCTTTCCATACAAAAGCACTGATAGGTAATTTAACAAAGAGAGCACCATAGTCTGTCAGAAGGGTCTCAAAGTACAATGCCTTTGATTGTATGCTTCTAACTGAAATCCATAAACCTGGTGTCAATTCACCATGACCTTTTTGGTGGTCGTATAAAAATTCTTTCTTTACAAATACCTGCTGTAGAGGCAAAGGATGTACCAAATAAGACATTACTTAAGATTTTTTTGAACTTGTTCGAGAGTTTGTTTCATGTTGGTGAAAATAGTTCCCATGTCTGCATCACCAAAACCTAATTCTTTTGCATGGGAAACGATATAATCTTTCATCTTCTTTGCTTCTTTATCCTCTGATAAAGTAAGTCTTGTCCACATAATCTGTTGACGTTCAAGTAATTCTTTGACTGTATCAATATGATCAGACTTTGCCTCATTACTCATCATGGGGAACTTGAGTATGACATCATACAATTCTTTCTGGAGAGATGTAATCTCATCCATCTCAGTCTTCACCTGATCTGATTCAAAAAACTTACTCATATCTCTCCTTGATTTTACTCATAAGATACTGCCTATACTTGTCTTTGTCAATATTTAGAAACGGTATATACTTCCTAATCTTCATACCAACAACTTTCCATACAGGATCTTTGAGTTGTCTATCATAGTCCTTACAATACCCAAAAAGTTTTTCATAAACACACATCTCCTCTGCACTTATATTACCTGCTAGATGTTCCTTGAGGATAGGGGGGTGACCATTTGATGCATCAAAAAATTCATCGTAAGAGTATTGATCTAAAAATTCTTCAGATTTTTGTTTGAAATGATAAAATAAACTTTCATTTCTTTTTTGCCACTCTTTATAAACAGTCTCACCAGACCTAATGATATTACCTATCCATAATCCCTGTGGATTATCTGTGTCTACAAAGTTTGCAAGGAAAAAATTTTTAATCTCTGGATCTTTGTATTTTCTAGACATCTTTTCAAAAAAATATCTATCTTTTCTTTTGTAGAAAGAATCTATCTTTGCTCTAGACTTACCACCATATCTTTGGTAGTCATACTTTTCCTTAGTAAAGTGATTCTTATACGCAAGGTACTCTTTGTAAGTATCAAACGGTGACAACACTCTTGACTCCTTTTAGTTGTTTAATTGCCCTATACCACTTAGGATCGGACGGACACTTGTTACAGATCTCATGTGGATTGAGAACCTGATCTGCCATTGCATAGAGTTCTTCTATGGGTGCATCTACAGGGGTGGCATAGTAATTTAGATACTTTTGCCACACTGGATCGTCAACCTGACCTGTAGAGACAAGAGTCTCTCGTAGGTACGCTATGCTAGGACATTTCCATAGTCTCCCTAAGTATAACTGAAGATTAGGTGCAGTGCAATACTCAAAAGATTTATCTATGTTGTTGTCCTCCCATGGATAGAACTTATTATCTTTCCATTGTAGCAGATCAAACCACAAATCGTCCCAGTTTTCTGAGATCTCTAATAAATTCATATCAACTCCTTCTTTCTTTGCTACCTCTATAAAGTCTCTAACATTCTTATATGTGATGTCACCTCTTTTATCAGTCCTTCCGATCCTAGGATCTGATGGTGGTATGTGTAGACTTATACGAAAGATACCGCCCTCTTTCATGTGCTGCAGAATCCAATCAGTATTCTGTGGTATCAACAACCCATTAGAAAATATTTTTACATACACACCGTCACTCATATCTCTTATCAATTTTAAAACTTCCTTTGTTCTTGGTTCAATCAATGCCTCACCGCCAAGCACACTTATATGACTCCACACATAGATTCTTGGTAGTAGTATCTCTATATCTCTTAGTAAATTATCAATTGGAAGTGAACTGCCTGGTGAGAGCACACCACTATGATGATTACAACCTTTACATGCCATGTTACAACCATTATGTGAGTGTATACTTAGCATCCTAAAGGTAGGTTTATCTGATTTTATCTGTGGTTCTGGTTGAAAGTTTTCATGGTAGTATCTTTTAAATTGCCTACGGGGAGACCATACGTGCTTCTTATCTCTTTTCCTCTCTGTCATACCGTTCGTTTTAGACTAGGATCAAGTTGTTTATTGGCATGATACCATTTAGGATTTGCTGGACACATATTACATATCCATGTGGGTTTGTCTACCTCCTCCAGTGCCAACCTAATATCTTCTTGAGGTTTATATGCAAGATACTTCTGCCAGCACTCATCCTCAAGTTGACCACTCGCCTTTAGTGATTCATAGAGATATGCTATCATAGAGCACTTCCAAAGTTTGCCTTTATATAACTGAGCGTTTGGACATGAGCATATCTTAAATGACTCTGCTGGTTGTTCATCCTCCCATGGATAGTAAGTTATTCTATCATTCTTTATATCATATCTAAACAAATCAAACCATTCACGCTTATCACCATTTGGATATCTTGATGCCTCAGTCATCTCTAATTTATTAGACACTCCTCTCTCCTCACACTCTTTTATAAAATCATATGCAGTCTCCCACTCTCTTCTTCCTATATTACTATACCAAGTACGATGGAAGGTCAGTCTGAAGATAACACCCTGCTCCATCTCATCTATGATCCAGTCTTTACATTGCTTCAAACGGGATCCATTACTGAATAGTTTGACATAGCATGGTTGACCTGTCTCTTTTACTAATTCTCTTACTACCTTTGTCACTTCCCTTGTACGTGGTTCGAGTAATGGTTCACCACCTATGATACTGACATGACTCCACACATAGATCTGTGGCAATACATTCCTGACATCCTCTAGTAGTTCATCTATGTCAACCACACTCTTGGTGGATAGTAAACTACTATTATGGTTGCAACCCTTACAAGAAAGATTACAACCATTGATTGTGTGGAGACACAGTATTCTAGTGGTAGGTCTTATTTTTTGTAGTTCCTCTATCTCTTTCTTTGATACGTCCTTGAAATTATCAATCCAAAATCCTTTGTGCGATCTTACATACTCTACCTTTTTAGATAACACATCCAATCCATCACGTATGAACGCTGATGCAATCTTCAGTTCTTTCCTAGGGTGCATTAGATAGCAAGGAACTTCGCCCTTGATGTTCTCTTCAAATAATTTAGGTTCATTGCGTTACCTTTTAACTTCTCTTTCATTGGTTTCGTAATCAGTTTTGATACTGATTCAATTTCAATACTATTCTGCTCACAATAATGACAGATTGCCTCAATGTAATTCATATCAAGATTATTTTGAACTAAATTTTCTATGTCATTAGTAAATTTATCTTGACATAAAAACTTGTTCTTTAGAACTGCTCTCATTTCATTTTTGGTTGCCATTTAATTTGTCCTCCACAAATTTTTCGATGTACTTGACTAATAATCTCATATATTTCATTTTATCATACTCTTCGTAAACCGTCACCTCTCCATTCTCACACGTCATGAGAATGACAAGTTTCTTTACAGGTATGTTTGTAATCTCGTAGAACATACAAGCATATGCTGCTGCTTGTACAAAGTAATTCTCTATCCACTCTCTCGGTTTAGGTTTCGCAGCAGTTTTGAAATCAATGATTGACAGTTCACCATTGTACTCTGCTATGCAATCAACAGTTCCAGCAACACCTAATTCGTTACTGTATAAACTTTTTTCTAAAGCGTAAATATTATTTATATTTTGTAACACTTTTTTAGATTGAAGAAATAATATCTTACTGCTAGGGTTGTCTAACACCACCTCTTGATTGAGTAGATGATTCTCTATCAAGGTATGTACCTTGGTTCCTCTAGACGTTGCTCTCTTTGTAATTCTATCTGCCTCTTCGTCGCCTACTCTCTTCCTCCAGTCAACAAAGATGTGTTTATTAAAATGAGAAGTGACCGAGGTGATGGACACCATCGGTCTATCATTCACATTGTAGTATCTTACTCCGTCAATAGACTTCCTACTCAGAGTAGGAAGGTCACATTCTACATGATTGTACATTACATACCTAGTTCTATTTTCGAGGTGATGTAACTCTTGACCAGACCAGACCTAACAATATCATCAAGACCAAATTCAATTAAATCGAACTCAGGCATGCGAGTGATGATCCTTTGAAAATCTAGGATACCATTCTTCTCGTTTGTCCTTATCAAATCAGTTTGTGCAACGTCACCACAGAACATTATCTTGGTGTCTTCACCTACTCTTGTTATTATACTATCTAACTCATGAAAATTCAAGTTTTGTGACTCATCCACAATAACTATAGAATTATCAAGTGTGGTGCCTCTGATAAATGAGGTAGACCAGAAGGTCACACTCTCCTGTGCCTTGAGATTGCCCCACAACATTTCAAATTCATTGTCAGTAGGCAACTCAAACATATACTTGACCATATTCTTATATGGTATCTGGTACAGTGCTGATTTGTCCTCATGGTCACCAGGCAAGAAACCTATCTCTCTTGTGGACACCAGTGATCTTACCAAGACTACCTTTTGATATGGTGTAAGAGGATCGAGAACCTCCTTGAGTGCTTGGAATAATGTTATGAAAGTTTTACCCGTGCCTGCAGCACCATAAAGAAATAAGTTTTTACCTTCATTGTATGAGGCAAAAGCGTGTTTCTGATTAGGTGTGATAGGTTGGACATCAACCATGATGTCAGAATTATATGGTTTCTTTCTCTTCATTTGCTTCGCAGTCATACCAGCTCCGACGCTGATCGACATTTTCTTTTTACGTGGCATGTTAGAAGTGTGTAGTTTTTTGTGGTTTGACTTTTGAACCTGGCACTTGTGCTACTTTTGATAGCACCTCGTTCCATCCACCATCTGTCCTACTATACACGTCACCCGT